AGTGAATGTAGATAGCCGTGTCCCGGAACTGCAGCTTCTCTGTGCTGGCTACAAGGATGTCATCAGAAAACTCAAAGTAATCTTCGTCTTCCATCCACTTGAGTACGCCATCATTTGATTCGCCATCAAAGGTAATAGTTAAATCTGTACCTGCAGTACCGTCACCAAAGGTAAGTGTCTGCCCTAATAGCTTAGTAATAGCACCCCCTTCATTGGCAGTGCCATCATGTGTATGTCCTGTACTGGCTTGAAAAGCAGCTAACAACTGATCAAATTCGTTGTTAGTATCTGCTGCTTGAATTACATCACCGTCAGTATAGGATGACTGTCTTGTATATGTAGCACCCATTTAACGTCTTTCTCCTAACTGATACTCTAATTGAAAACCTTTAAGTGAGTAAGGGGCAGTAGTGCCACCGTCATTTACTCGCAAGGCTACAGAAAAACCAGAACCTTCCACTGGCTGTCTTACTAGAGGCTGTGATGGTCCACCATATGTAGGTGTTCCATAAACTGATGTTCCATAAATACCTGCAATGTTAGTAGAGTCTAGTGGATATGCTGCAGGTCTGGAAGAAGCAGCCGCTTCATAATCGTATCGTATAAACAAATCAGCATCAATTATTGACTCAGGTTTAAAGTTTACAATAACCCTTTGCATATGCTTACGTATACCGGGGTCATTCATGGTCATGTCAGGACTTCTGTATCTTCCGTTGATAGCGTCACCATCAAATGTAGTACCCTGTTCCTGTCGGTATACAAACCCATCAAACCCGCCGTGAAGTACTAAAACATCTCCTGTAGTAACAAAGGTATCTGTAGTAGAGGGTTTTATACCTTTAGTAGTAGAAAACTCATAACCAGATTGTCCACTAGCTTGATTTTTAAGTACGCAAATAATACCTTCTGTTCTATTTTCTCCACTGTTTTCTTTAGAAAAGAATAACCTGTATTGTGTTTTATTCGGTATAACTACAGACTCAAACTTAGAAGCAGTATTTATGTTTTCATCAAATATAGATTGCACATTAGCACTTATAGTTCCCAACTCCACGTCACCAATTTTTGCTGTACCTGCAACAGTACGCAGCCCATCAGGGCCAAGAAAGATAAGATCGCCAGCAAATTCTTGAATGGTCTTACCATTGATACATCCGATGTCACGTGTAACAGGGGCTACTGCAAAGTCACTAGAAGAACTACCTGTTAGTTTAAATATTCTGTTTTCGCAAAAGATAAATAAATTTTCACGGAAAACTTTAAGGCCAACAATAGTATCATCAACTTTTATACTACCAGCACCTTGACCGCTGTTAAACCCGTCTTCATTAAATGGCTCACTAAATACTACCTCTTGTGGAGTGCTTGACATACCAGCGTAGAACATGTGTTCTCTGTATGCTGCTACTAAACTTGCACCCTCTACAGAAGACTCTGTAACATCTGTCGCTGTTAGTGAAGTGTTAAATACTGTAGGGTCATTTGCTCCATCCACTACAATAAGTTTATCATTACCGTCAAAGTTAAAACGCTCAAAAGAATACTTGGTTGCGCTAGTGCGGCCCGTATCCCTAGATGTCCACGATTCTGATACAGGAGTAAGGCTAGTGTCGGTGCTTTGTGTGTGATCTGCAGCCGTTGTGCTATTAGCTGCTCTTGTTACACCAGTAAATGTTATAGAGGTAACACCTGTATATGTAAACTGCTCATCGTTAATCTGTAGTGTGCCACTAGAACTAAAACCTGTAGTAGATGCTACAGTAATAGTGCCTGAACCTGTCATGGCTGTACCAGAAGCAATCGCACTGGTGCTATCCGTACCTAAAGTAGTAGATGCAGCACTCCATATTTTTGTACCACGTGCCGCTACTACTTTGTTAGCAAAGGTAGTAACCATTAATACTTCTTCGCTATTAGAAGCAGTATAGGGCACTACCTGACGAACATGCCTCTGAAAACCAAGGATACGCTTATAGCCACCCTCAATGTCTGGCTCAAAGTTTTCTAGCTGTAGTGCCTGACCCGGCTGCATAATAAAGGTAGAACGGTTGGCTATTAACCCACCTTCGCAAATAAATGGCAAAGTTCCTGTTTCAGCCATTAGTCAGCCCTTACGCTGCTAGAACCTCTAGAATTACCCGCATAAGGTATATAGGTAGAACGAACATACTCGTATTTGTTAATTAACAGCGTTTGCATATTTTTAATTCCTTGTTCAAACCTAGCAAAATTAATGCCATACTGTTGTGCCTCTCCACGATACTGATATACATATGATGTAGCACCATCTATAATGACAGGAGAAAATCTGTCTGGTATAGTTGTTGTGCTATCGTGTGTAGCCATGTCAGTAGGGAAGGTAAAAAAATCATATTTAATTACAAACTGTTTATTTGGAAATGGATACAAAAGATAATTATTATCTAATGTTCTAACTACATAAATAGGTTCATCCCCATCTTCAAACTGTGCTAATTGAACACCACTTGCATGTTCTGAAGCCGTTGTGCCTTCTGCGCCACGAGTACATCCTGTAAGTGTAGTTGAAGAACCTATACCTGTATAGGTAATAATTTCACCACCAACATATACTTTACCTGTTGCACTAAAACCTGTAGTACTAGCAACTGTAAGTGTTGTCACAGAGTCAGTATGTGATTGACTAAGTGTATTAGTAGTAATTTCATCTTCTTGTGTAATATATGAATTAAGGTATTGATTGTAATCTAACTTACGTAATCTGCCACCTATAGTAGCAGTATCAGCATCTTTAACTACTCTAAATGTGTTATAGTCAACTGTTTTAGCTGTAGTAGGAATACTATATCGCACGGTTCCCGGCACTAATGTTTCTGTATTTGTAGAGTGATTAAATGGATAATTAAATTCACGTTGATTAATGTACCGAATTGCTTCATTAACAGCATTCTTAGCTTGTGTTTGAATACCACGAGATGAAGTAAAATTAGCAGAAGTCAACTCTACTTCGTTTAATTTAACTAACACTTTGTTTGTTAATGTAAGAAATGTTTCAGCCATTATCCATCCTTAAAAGAGTTGGGAGGGCAGCTTATGCCGCCCCCCGTATTAGTTAGGCTAGTGTATCCCGATCTACCTCATCAGCACCAAATTGTGATGCTGGTTGACTTGTACAGTCAATACAAATAGCAAACATGCGAAGTGAACCGCCTGTTGTTGTACCTGTCATTGCTTGAATTTCAAGATCAAGGGTATCGGTAGCATTAACCATTACAGGACCGCCTTCAGCGGAAGCTGCAAAGTCACCTACAGATGCAGCATCAAAGTCAAAACCGTCAACAAAGTTGTCAAGGTCTCCACCGGTAATACCAAAGTCAAAGTCAGTATTAGATGATGTACCAGCATGTGCTGTTAGTACTTCCAGACCAGCATGAAGAATCAAAGTATTCGCAGGAATAGTCAAACCCGGAATAACATCGTTAGCTGCAAGTGCTGTGCCTTTATCTGCAGTCGCTAGAGCAAAGTCAAGTACTCCTTCAATCATGTAAGGAACACCCGGAGATGCCTGACCTGAACGACCGTAAATGTTAACAGTGGAAGTTGTTTGTGCGCCTAGTGCCATTTTTCAATCTCCCTATGCTAAGTGGTAAATGGCGTTGACAAGTGCTTCAGGACGAAGAATCTTGCGGCCATACAAATGCATACCACGAACAATGTCAGCAAAGCTGTCAGGGTCACGATATGTCTCAGTCTTATTAATCTGCTCTGCAGTTGCAACAGCAGATGAATGACCAGCTACAATCACACCAAAGTTGGTTGAAGAGTTCGTGCCAGTAGTGGACGGACCTGTACCAAGTGTAGGTAGATTGTTAGAAGTGTACACAGTAAAACCATGAATCTGCGTACCAACTTGACCATTCTGGAGTCCACCACCGCCGAAGTCAGCGTTAAACAGACGAGAATCCTCATCTTTCAACAGTTCCATGAACACAGGGTCCACAACAAGCCAACGACCTTGTGAGTCTACATTCTGCTGGTCTAGCAGACGAGACATACGAGCGATTACTGTCAATGGGAAAGTATCGCCAGCAGCAGGAGTTGAGTCTGTTGCGCCACCTGTACGTGGCTGAAGTGCTAGTGCATCACCAGACGAACCACCAAAGGAAGCAGCATCAATCTTCATTGAAGAAAGAAGTTCATCTGTACCAGCGGTAGAAACGGCTACTGAACCATTAACGGTAGTGTTTACTGCACTTGCATTTGCATGAAGTGCGGCTTGTTTGTAACCAGACATGTAACCAAGAACATCTTGGTCAAACTGGTCAGCAAGGCGATATGCAGCACGGTCACTTGCAAGTGATTGGAAGTTTACGTGTGAATGCGCCTCTTCAATGTCATCAACCTTAAATGCATAGTAGTTAGCTTTGTCAATTGTAAGGCTGAAGTCTTCATCGTCAAGGTCTTGTGGTGTAATTGGCGCACCACGGGTGTAAGCCTTAACTGTAATTTCTGGTTCTTTGATAATCTTAACGGAATCACCCATGTTAGCAATCTCTCCAAAGTAGTCAGAGTTAGTGATTGCTTCAGCAACAGCCGACTTGCGGAACGCAAGTTGCACCTGTTTGCTGTAAATTACGGGAGAAAAATTACCGTTAGGAAGATTACCATAACCAGTAGCGGTTGGAAATGCCATTGTTATGTCTCCTAAGTTAGCATTTTACAGATGCAAACTTACAAAACTTATTCAGAGGCTGATTTGCTTGGGTGCGTATTCCAGTAAGATGGCCTTCCTACTGTTCAACGGGCCTTGCTTGTCAGGTAATCCGTAAGACTTTGTTGTTTGCTGGATTGGAGTAAGCAGGTAGCGAACCTACTTACACCCTTGTTACATATAGTTATACGAAAAAATAACTATTTGTCAACACCTTTTTCTTTAGGTATCTCAATAAAATTCATATTCATACTGAAAGATCGTCTTTCACCTTTTGTGTAAAATGGATACACGCAGTGAAACAGTTGTGAAGGAAATACATAGAAGTCACCTATTTGTGGTTTTATTACAAAGTTGGTACAGGTATATCCTGCAGGAGTGCCACTCGCAAACTGAATATGACCATTAGCGGGATGGTGATCTTCATAGTCCTTCTCCCACTCTTCTTCTATTCCTTCAGGTAGTTTTAAATACCCTACACATGATAACCTAGACCCTGTGTGTATGTGTAAAGGATTATATTCATTTTCAAATTGACGTACAAACCAACCAGAGACTACTTGTAGTCCGTAGTTGTATTTGTCGTTATCTAATTTTTTATTGCCCATGCTATTTCGGTCATCTGTATAGGCTTGATACATACCTACAAATTTACCTATGCCTTCTTGGGCAATTTTAATAATCTCTTCATCAAAAGCTAGTTCTTCAGATACTTTACCTACTAAACTGTCAGAGTAGTCAATTAACTTGTCTGACATCTTGTCGTTTAGTTTATTGACCAACTCATCTGGCATACGAAAGTATCCCATAGTAGGCCCAAAAGGAGCCATCAGATGAATGTCTTTTTTGGGTTCAAAGATAACACTCATCGTGCTGACCCAGAAACATCATAGATAAATTTACCGCTACGAATAGCATCCATAATTTCATCAGAACGTTTTTCATACTCTTGCGGAGACATTTTTTGTACGGCTGATTCTTTTATGTACGTAGCAGTTTCATCACTTTGCGGTTTATTTCTTTTATTTTTTGGCAGCACTGCCTCTGCTGCACCCTTATCATCCTTGCCCTTAGATTTTTTGCTAATGCCTCTATCTGCTTTGTATAGATCAATTGCTCTGGCTGCGGAACGTGCGTCATTATCATTCTCGTACAGTGCGTCCTGTACCCACTTAGGTTGTTCTTCGGCCCACTCGTGGAAGTCATCACTGTCACGAATTTCATCAAAGTCTGGATGCATCTGCATCAATGCTGCTTCTGCTTTTTCTTTTGTGGCTGAGTTTTGCATATCGTCAATTACTTTGAGGCGTTCTTCAAGTGCGCTGGATTGCTCACGTGCCTTCTTCATTGCAATTGTTTCTACAATAGCAGCTACATCAGGATACTCTGCTGCCCATGTTTCTATGTCTTCATCAGACTTAGGCAACTTCATTTCTTTTTTAGTAGCAGCACTAAGTTGAGATTTTAATGCCTCAAGTTCAGCTTTAAATTCTTCTGATTGTTTTTGTTGATGTCTACGTAGGTCAGAGTAGCGTTTTTTAAATGTTTTTTCTTCTGCGCCAGAAGGCTCAACTTCTTCTGGTTCAGTTTCTTCTACCTCACCCTTTTGTTCTTTAATGAGTTGTTCTAATTCTTCTTCTTCCATTTGGCGTTTTTCTTCGTTACTATATTTACGATTTGCAAACGCTACCTTTTTTTGAGGCTGCATATCTTCAGCCATAATTTCTTCTTGTGCCATTGTTTAGTCTCCTCGTTGGGGCCACCGTAGCCATCACCTGTCGGGTAGATGGGGGATGAGTAGCCAACATATTGTAGATTATTTTTTAGAAGCTAATCCACCACGCTTCATCTTCTTTTTGGCTTTGGGTTTAGGTGTTTCCATCAAGCCGCCTTTAGCACGAGGTCTACCACTAATAGAACCCATTGGTCCTTCTGGCGGTGAAGTGCCATAATTAGAACCAGACCTTACATCTGCAGCAGCCATTCCCGGTGCATCTGATCTTCCTCTTCCTGTTCCACCAAAACCACCGGGTGTTACATTAGACCCTTTGTCTGTCTGTGAGCCTACAGAATATCCTTGTCCTTTTGTTCCAGTGTCATCACCACCTGTTCCATAAACTGATCTGTCTTCCCTTCTTTTTGCAACTTCAAGCAAGGCCGCTTCTCTTTCTTTTTTGTCTTTTATTTTTTGTGCGGCCCTTGCCATATTATCTTCTACTCTTCTAGCATTCTCTATTTGCTCTGCTATTTTTGCTTCTTTTTCTGCCTCTTCCCTACCTAATTCGTTTAATTTTTCACTCGCCTCTTTTGAATTATAACCAAATTTACGAGCAGTAGATTTAAAATCATTATACTCTTCAGAAGTCATTGAAAATTCTACTTGTCCTCTTTTAAAGTTTACTGTTACTCCTTCAGGCAAAGGCTCTCCTGTTGCTAAACTTAAAGAAGTAGATATACTTGCGCCCATGCCCGGCATAAATCCTTCAGGCATATCAAAAGATACACCATAAATCTTACCATCTACTCCTACTCTCGCACCACCCAGACCATACATTTCTTCTTCACGGCGTTGACGTTCTTCATTATTACCCCCAGTTTCTGGTGCAACTCTTGCTGTTTCTACCCTAGTTGTTTCTTGTTCAGGAACAATCTCTTTAGGTACATAGTCTTCTTCTCGCACAAATCCTGTGGGTATTTCTGTAACGCCGGGAATAAAAGTAATTTGTCTTTTTTCGCCCGTTTCTGAATTAACAATTGTAATTGTTTGTGGGCCACCTTGAGGAGGTTCTAAAAATTCNCCAAAAGTTGCTTGTGGTTTTTCATACTTAACAGTAGGTGTAGNTGATTGCTGTGGTTGTTGCACAAATTGACGAGATGCTGCATCTGGTGCTGCTTGCGCTACACCGGGACGATTTCCCTGTCCTGCAAACTGAGATGGTTGAAAAAATATACCAGAAGTAGGATCAGCAGCAGGAACAGATGTTCCATTAGCAGCATATACTACACCACCTTCAGCCATTTCTTTTTCTTCTTTTTTATCATTATACTCTTCTTCGTCTTCGTTGTCAACAATAATTAAGTCCATCATGCTAAAAGGTAGATCATCAGGAATAGTAGCTTCTTCACTATTACCCATCTGACCCATCTCATCCATCATCTTCAAACCCATCTTGGCTTGCTGACGCATCATCATAAGTTTTTCAAGACCAATGTAACGCACGACATCAGCAGGAAATACAAACTCTCCCTCACTCAACTGTGCAGGAATGTCATCTCGCACCTCTGCTTTAGACGAACCCGGTGGTACATCATTACCAGACACAGGGTCTACAGTGCCACCATCGTCTTCAAGACCGCCTTCGTCAAACATGCTCATTTGTCTATCCATTGGTATTACTCCACCTTTTTGCAGCATTAAGCCGCCTTCATTTTTCATATATCTTGGATCACCTTCAGTCATACCGCCAAACAATCCTTTAGCTTGATCCGGCTCAAGCAACATATAGCTATCGTCTTCCACAGAAGGGGTTTTAAAACTTTTACCTTCATACTCATTTCTATAAACAAAAGAGTCATAGCCATTCTTATTTGCTGTTTGTTTTAACGTATTAAACCACTCTACACGATCTTCTTGTTTATTTATAGTATCTAGACCAACTCTTCTTGCTCTATGTGCTTCAAGAATTATATCTTTCCATAATTTTTCATCTATACCAGAACGCATTGCATCAGGCAG